AACAAAAAGAGTTGCATGGATTTTTTGATCAACCGCTACATCATGTCTTTTCTAAACTACATGATAATGCTGGATTAGCAAGCTCTATCAAACAATCATGGGATCACTTCAAAACACCTTTTGCTGTATGTTTAGATCATTCAAAGTTCGACGGACATTATGATGTCCCTCTTCTCAAAGCTGAACATGAGTTTTGGGATATTTTATTTAACTCTAGATTACTGAGAAGTTTGCTCAAAATGCAACTGCGAAACTCGGTAATAACACACGGAGGAGTTAGATATAAAGTCGAAGGCAAAAGATTATCAGGTGAATATACGACTAGTAGTGGTAATACTTTAACTAACTACATTATGATCGTATGTTGGTTATACTCTGTTGGCATAGTAAATGCTCGCATCCATGTAAATGGTGACGATAGTATAATCATCATAGAGCGCGAAGATTATGATAGATTACCAGATCTAAAATTCTTTAGAGAGTTCGGAATGGAAACAGAGCTAGAAATAGCAACTTCCATATTCCAGCAAATAAAGTTTTGCCAAGCAAGTCCTGTTAGGATTGACAACTGCTGGCGAATGATTAAGAATCCATACAGAACAATAAGTAGATTCTGTTATGCAAACAGCAAATTTCGCAGATGCGTGTCCAGGTTCTTGGCTGGGTCGAGCTTATGCGAGTTAGCTGTACATGCCGGAGTACCGATTTTGCAATCGTTTTTCTTGGCAACGTTATCTAATAATATACATAGTAGTCCACTAGGGTCAGTAGATAAAGTACCAGCCAGATTGAATAGCATGAAAGAAATCACCATACAACCTATTTCTGATACTGCTAGATCCGATTTTGAGCTAGCTTTTGATGTTCCGGTCTCGGAACAGTTAGTCATAGAAAGAGATTTGGCTGGTATTCTAGTGAAAAACCCAATTGACAAAACTTTACTCCAAAAATACATAGAAAAATACAAAAACTTCCATTTAAATTAGCCTATCTTCCTAGTTTATAATACAATCATTTTCATGCCCGGAAAATATGCC